GGTGGTTAGCTGCGCTGTCACTAGCACCGCATGGCAAGAAGGGGCAACGCATTAAGCCCACTGACCTCTGTATCTTTCCATGGGAGAAAAAGAAGAAAAACAAGGGCAACAACAAGCTGCTGGCCAACGCCCTGAAGAGCATCAACAATGGCAAAACTTAAAGATCTAAAGGTCACAATTGGCCTGAGTAAGAAAGGCCTTACAAAGCTGAACAGCGACCTGCGGCGGACTAAAAACAACTTTCGCAGGAACTTTGGCGAGATATCTGATTTGGCAGGTCGAGCAGGTGCAGCCATTGTGACTGGTCTAGTCGCGGGCATGACTGCTGTTATTAAGGCCGGCGCAGATATGCAGCGTGTCGAAGTCGGCTTCCGCTCGATAATGGGCAGTGCAGAAGGCGCTTCGCAGATGGTCGACAAGCTCAACCAGTTTACAGCTTCGACGCCATTCCGCTTAGAAGAAGTGGCGCGGTCTGCGCGGCAGCTCATTGCAGTAGGCACTGGCGTCGATGATGTCAACGACCGGCTGCGCATGCTCGGTGACATTGCTGCAGCATCAGGCAACACAATCAGCGACATTGCAGCAGCCTTTGCTAAAGTGCAAGCCAAGGGTAAAGTTGAGCTGGAGAACTTAAACCAGCTTGCCGAGCGTGGCATTCCCATTTTTGACGAGCTGCGCAAGGTCACCGGCGACGCCAACATGGAGTTTGGTGCTGGCTCGGTTACGGTTGATCAATACAACCAGGCGCTGGCCAATATGGCTGCGGAAGGCGGCTTTGCTAACGACGCCATGGCCAATCTATCCGAGACGGTTAGCGGTAGGTTCAGCACAGCCATGGACAACTTTATGCTGGCTTTAGGTGACTTTGCTGAAAAGTCAGGTTTGCTGGCAGCTGTCAGTGATACGCTGGACAATACCACGCGTATGCTTCAGCGGTTTGTAGCCAACAACAACGATGCAAATTCGTCCTTGGCGCAGTCTGAGGATCTATTGCAAAGGGTGCAAGCTGCTCACAAGGGCAACGCCGAAGCGCTGTCAATCGAAGCAGACGAAGCAGTTACAGCAGCGCGTGCGCTTGACAAAGTGCTAGGCACGGAGGAAAGCGCCTTGGCATTGGCTAAGGCTACCGAGGTGGCTAACGCGGCCTGGAATCAGTACATGGACAGTCTGTCGTCAGCAACTACGATGGCAGATGCACCAGTAGCGCAACCTGTAGAAGTTGTAACCGAGGAGGTCAAAGCTAAAAAGGAGCTAGTTGACGTGACTGCGTCGCACATGCAGCAGCTTGGTGAGGTTGCTGCACTGCAGACAGACACAGCCATTAATACGCTGGCCGCAGTGCATGCTAACCACCAATTAAAGGGAAGCCTGCAGCAGGTGGCTGCGCATGTCAAGCTGCCTTTCGACGCCATGGTAGAGCTTGGCAACTACGCTGCTAACCAATTACCGGGCTTCTTTAACTCTGCGTTCAGCGCACTAAAAGAAGGCGCAGGTAGCTTTAAAGACTTTATGCTTGACGCTTTAGAGCGCATGCTTATTAAGCTAGCCGCTATGGTTGCAGCCTTCGCGGCTCTCAGCGTCTTGTTCCCTGGCAGTGCTGCAGTCATGGGCGGCTTAGGCAAGTTCATAGGCGGCGGCTTTGGCATTCAAGGCTTTGCAGCTGGCGGCCTGGTCACCGGCCCTACGCTAGGCTTAATTGGAGAGGGACCGGGCACGAGCCTGAGTAATCCCGAGGTCATTGCCCCGCTCGACAAGCTGCAGCAGATGATGGGCGGCGGGCACGTCACCGTGACGGGCATGATCCGCGGCAGCGACATTCTAATTAGCAACGAGCGGGCAACGCTTGACCGTAACCGTGTAAGGGGATTCTAATGGCTGTACGATTCTATGCCGACTTCAAGAACGACGTTGGCGATTTTTTCCGCATCAACATATTTGACAACGATTTTACAGGCGGAGCTACTGAGCTAACTGTAGCCACGCCGGGCTTTACACTGACCTACGAAGGCAACAACCAAGAGCAGTACCAGCCGCTGATTCCTAGCCGCTGTGACTTTACCTTGTACAATGAGGGCGGCGCCTTTGACACGTTTCTAAACTCGGTGCTGCCTGCTGCCAGCGAAGCCCGCTTCCCTGTGTCGATACTAACTAACCCTGGGTTTCCTGGAACGCAGACAGTGTTTTGGTCTGGGCTGCTGTTGACAGAGCAGACGCAACAGATGGACGAGCCGTCACCGAGCGCTGTAAACTTTACTGCCAGTGACGACCTTGCACAGCTAAAGCAGCACACATATGACGAGCTGAGTAGCGCCCTAGGCGACGACGTCATCATAAAGCGCGTGCACCAGATGCTGAGCTTGACGCGCTGGAAAGGTCTGTATTTTGACGCTCAAGAATACTTGCGATACGGCGACGACTTCCAGCCAAGCGACTACACTGGCGATAACTACATTGGCGGCGCAGGGATCTTTGACGTCACGATACCAGGCACCGACCCAGTCGAGTATGCTACATGCTACGACGTCCTGCGCAGCATTGCAATTTGCTTTAACGCTCGCATCTTTCAAGCTCATGGCGTGTGGTACTTCTGGCCTATGAACCTCTACCAGCGACGCGCTGATAGCGACAGCTTTGCCGATAAGCTGCACGCCCTTGCTGCTGATGGTAGTGCATACACGTGGAGCGCAGTAGACCGCACGTCATTTTATACTGACATGGTGAACACTAACGGCACTGTGATTCATAAGATGGCAGGTAATACAATTGAGTACAGCGCACCAGTTAAGCGCGTAGACCGCCAGCGCATAACGCAGCTAGGCGAGTATCTGTTTCAGGAAAATACAGGCTTCATCACGCTCGACGGCAGCACGAATGCGAACGACATCACGTTCGCTGACGACGACCGCACCTATTTCGCTGGCAGCACGCACCTGATCACGCTCGATTACAACATCGACATAGCAGCGGTCAGCGCCTCGCCTAACAACCTGACCAACTATCACGAAGTCAAGGCCAATCTGCTCATTAAGTTTGGCGACCAGTATTGGAGTAATAACGGATTCACCAGCTTAGCGCAAGTGCGTACGGTCAGCTTAGGCAACTACTACAAAAGCCAAGGCTTCGAAGACATTAACAGCGTGAGCATACAAGTGCCGGCGCTTGTAGACGATGAGAGTGGGCTAGACGTTACGCTCAACGTTATCGTAACTGACGGCGACGGCACTAACATTACGGACAGCATTCCAACGCACAACATGCTGTTTATTCTGCGCATCTTTGCAGGCGATAGCGCCGACACTGTCGGCGATGAGGTGGTGTTTAGCTCAGAGACCAGCCTAGATAACCAGGTAGTGCTGACGCAAGACAACGTAATTACGGGCAACGTGCTTATAGGCTACGGCACCGGCTCTAATGCTGAATACTACAACGGCAGCTTTAGCAGCACCCTAGACGAAACAGACTGGGTTAGCAGTCAAAGCAGCGCCGGCCATTCATTGCACCGCTTAGGCGTGCGTGAAATTATGTTCAACGTACAGCTACCGCACAAGATTCGCAATGGCAATTTTTACGTAGACACCGATGAGCAATTTCTGTGGTTGTATGACCTCATAGTCGAGGACAGCGACAACCACGTCATGCACCAAATGACTTACAGCGCAAACGACAGCCAGTACACCATAGAACGATTTCAGCTTAACCAGGATACCGACAACCTTAGCTTCCGCTCAGATCAAGTCGTTACCAACAACCCACGCGACCGCTTTGCTCCATCTGGCAGCAGCATAAACAACCGCGTAACTAGCGCACTGGACCAGCGGTTCCGCCACAGCTCTGCGCAGTTCTACAACGTCATCGAGTTGGAACACGAGGCAGGTGATAGCTACCAAATTGACAGCGACGACAGCGACGGCTTTATCTACTTTAATAAGTGGGTTGATGCCGGCACTGGCACCAGCTCTGTCTACTTGCCAAAGGTTGCTGAAAATGAGGGGCGCCTGTTTCGCTTTAAGTCTGACGGCTCTATTGCAGCTAACAAGACATACCAGCTATTTCCGTTTAGCACAGACGCCACTGCTGGTGTGCGCATTGACGGTAATACCCTCTACCGAGCTGGTAGACCTTACGACGGCGTCACGCTGCTGTGCCACGACGGACAATGGTATATCATCCAGCGCAAGGAAAAGTGAGGCAGATAAACAAGG